CCATGCCATATTAATCGTATATTGAATTACCTGCTGGACCACTTACTACCATTCTGCCCTCCTCAATAACTACTCCTGTAGTTTGCGATATGGACAAGGGTAAAACAAAAGGTAAATTACTCTCGTATACCTGGTATGTAAATTGGCCCTGGATTAATGAGATATCATTAGGTTCATCCAGGCTAAATAAATTGTATCTCTCTGGGTAGGCACTTGTATCAGGTGCCGTGAATAATTGAGGGGTGCTTGTTGTATTCATCTCATTGGTGAAAACGAATAAATAATGTGGGTTTGCTACCGTTGTAACCTCGGATAAGGTCAGCACGATTTGATTAATCACCCCCTGCTCTAGATAGATCATACCTATATTATTGAATGCCTGATAAGATGTTAAAAAAAAGCCCCCATTTCTGAGGGCCTTTAGATGTATATGGAGTTGATTATTGTACTCCGATTGCCTGCAATTGTACAAGGGTCATGTTCACCTCATATGCGAGATAGTCATTTTCCGCAACTAGAGTAACGGAATATTTAGAGCCATCTGCACGGGATGTGCCAGATCCTTCACCTGTTGCAGATACTTGCAAGTATGGGAAGTACCAATAAATACCATTGGCATCCAAAATGATGGCAGTAAGGTACTGCTGTCCACCACCTAGGATTTTAATAGCTCGAGATTTTGCAGCATCTCGTCGGTGAAACATTAGGTTAATTGTAGAGGTAACGAATGAGCTACCATTCACTAGATCGATGTTACTCTCTTCAGTAAAGTTAGAGGTATTTCGTCTAATGTAGAAGTTTTGAAACAAGTTAACGCCAGCTAATGTGATACCTGTGATTGACCATCCAGCTCCTGCGGATGGGTCTGTAGGAGTGATTGAAGCAATCTCATCCTGTTGGTTAATCCAGATACCATAAATACCACCAGAGTTATTGTCGCAAGATTTTACTATATCTTCTAAAACTAAACAAGGCATGATTTAAAGTATTAAAGAGCCCCCATTGCTGAGGGCTCGGTTATTAATTATGAATAGAAAACAATCTCAGCAGGGTTAACGAAGTTGAAACCTACCTTCATATTCGCACGAGTTCGGATGTAAGGCTCAGCTACAGTATCAGCTAAGTTTACAGCTCGTAAATCAGAGCTATCTCCTTCAGCATCGAATGCATAGATAAGGTTGTCCTTCAAGGTCCATACGAAAGTATCGTTGCTCATCCCTGGACAAACTACAATCTTAATACCTAAGAAAGTCAATGACAAATCTTGAGTAATGTATGCCTGAGTGTTACCAGCAGCTACTCCTAATCGGTAAATGTTAACCAATTGAGTTGGCATATACAATCGAAGGTCAGCAGTTCTGGTAGCAATTGTTGCAGGCAACAAAGCGAAAGCAGCAGATAGAGCTGTTTCAAGTCCTGTGAATGTAGTAATGTTACCAGTACCACCATTGATAACTGCAGGATCAGCAGCTAACAATTTCTCATACCCATCACATAAAGCTAGTGTAGGGTTCAAAGAAGTTGTATCACCTTGCCAACGGATGCTCTCGATATCTCCATTGATTTTGTTAGCCATTTCTGACCAGTAGAAAGACATGAAAGAAGCTACAGAAAAATCTCCGTTAGATCCTTTGCTCATTTGCAAAGACAAGAAAGATTGCTCAAGGTCAAACTGGCAGATTTGAGCCATTGCAGAAAGAGCACATACGTCAATTTCTTTAGCATCTAAATCATCAGTTGGGGCTGTAAACGCACAGCTAGAAGCCTGAAGGATGTTACCGAAAGTAACGGAAGCTAATTTAGTTTTGTACTTTACACCTGGCAAAGCTCGGTAGTTATCGGCAGTATCTTCGGACAAATATGCCTTAGAATAGAATGCCTCAGGGTTAGCCGCTAATAAAGCGGTAGGATCTATATTAAGATCGAATTTTAATTTACGCATGATTATTTGTTTATAAATTTGTTAACATTAGAAAATCTCTGCTGTACGCTTAACGCTACAGCCTCAGCCATCTCCACTTCCTCCTCAACCTCAGCAGTCAAGGCTTGGTCTAGTTGGTTTTGTAAATCAGCAATCATAGCTACTAATTGATTAACCTGCTCTTCAATAGCTGGTTTCACAATTGCCAAAACTGCCTCAGCATCTAGCTCAGGATCTACTGCCATAGTTTCCTCCTCAGTAGTTTCTACTGTGGACTCCTCTTCTACAACAGTATCCTCAAGAGCTACCTCTTCAGAGGCTTCTACTTTTTCGACTTCCTTAATCTCGATAACCTCCCCGTCCTTAACAACGTAGATTTTACCCTCGATTAGGTGCTCGCCATCGGGTAACTTGTTCATATTTATTTGGTTTTTATTTGTTTGCTCGCTTAGCTTCATGCCTAGATAACCTTCAATTGAGAAGCCTATCTGCTCCTCACTTACTAGCTCTGCATAATATTCCTTATCCGTTACCTGTGCCGTTACCATCAATGTACCTTCAGGTACTTCAATACCAAAGGAGCTGTATGCTTTATCTTTTTTCGGGTTCTCAACTATCCAGGCCTCAAGTACATAGGCAGGTACTGTTTTCTCAGTATCATGCTCTAGGTTAAATAGGTCTCTATTGACCATATCCCTCATGAATTTGCCGTGTATATTCTCAATCTCCTCTTTAGTGAATTGCACAAAGTACTCCTGTTTGGCGTCATCATCATAGCGGTATATATCCATAGGGATTAATGCAGGGGCCGTGATGCGGTACTTTAATTCATCAGAAAAAAACATTGGCTTAGCTTCACTTGAGAAAGCCATCCCTTTTACCTTAATGGCAGGGTTTGCCGTGAATGCTATTTGCTCAATTCCAAGATCTTCACCATTCTCAGCATAGGCTGGGTCTATTGTGATCTTATAAGTAGGGATATTTTTTTCTGCCATTTACCTATATTAGAAAAATAGTATATTTGTTAAAAAAAATTATGATAACAATTTTAGGGAAAGAGATCCCAAACCAAATGAAGGAGCTCACTATTGAGCAATTCGAAATGATCACTGAGATCAATAATAATAAGGACCTAGATGCCGTGGATAAGCACCTCAAGATCTTTGAATATCTAGGTATCCCTGAGAAGGATTTTTGGGATGTTGACATTAGTGATTTTATTGAGATGGTAAAGGCATTCAATAGCCTGGATAAAAACATTGACTACCCCACCATTGATACTATCGAGATAGATGGGTACACCTATACGGCTCAGATGAAGCTCACAGTTAGGGATACTAAGCACATCGAGAAGCTGGCAATTGAGAAGCCAAAAAACTACATCAGTCAAATGATGGCCGTGATGTTTAAGAGAGAGGACCTTACCCCTGCTGAACACTATGCCGATGCACATATAAAACACAAAGCTAAATTTATCTGCAAAATGACTGCTGATATTTCTATACCTTACGTCATGTATATTGCTAATAAAGTAAACCAACAATTTAAGAATGCTGAAGCTACCCCAGAGCTGGAGCGAAGTAACGCTTGAGCAGTTCATTGAGATTGGTAAAATAGATAAAACGCAAGGGGCCTACCACTACAATAGTGAGGCCCTTTCTATTTTAGCCGATGTTAACATTGAAGAGATTGAGGAGCTCGAGATTGATGAGCTAAATGCCTTAATAAAAGAGGTCAATTGGTACAGCAATCAGCCACCCAATAGATACCAGGAGGAGGTGCTCGGTATGAAGCTCAAGCCATTTGGAAAATTAGAGCTATATGAATGGATTGATTTAGAGCACTTATTTACTAGCGACTACATTGATAACCTAGATAAGATATGCGCTATCATGTACAGGAAAGTACGCCTCAATGAATGGGATGAGGAGGTTATGGAGCCCTATGATTTTGACCTGAGCAATCGAGCGGAGCAGTTCCTAGATTTACCCATCACCTACATCTATGGCATCATTAATGAGTTCATAAAGTTTCGTAAACATTTTTATGAAACCTATCGCAATCTATTTGGAGATGTGGACGATACTGAGATTAGTGAGGAGGAAAAAGCAAAGCTAACCAAAGAGGAGCTCGATGATATCGAGGCTGAAAAAAAAGCCTCCAAATGGTCATGGGAACAAATGATCTATAACCTATGTAATGGCGATTTGACCAAAGCTGAGAAGCTAGGTAAGTTAAAATTAATCTTTGTCTTTAATATGATAGGGATGAAAAAAGAATTAAACATCTAGCGGAAAGCCTGGAGTGAAATCAGGCGGTGCATCTAGGGCATAGAAATTATACACAATACTTTGATCCTCTTCTAAGATAGGCACTATCTCCAGGATAGGGTAATTCTTAGTTAGCCATTCAGTATATTGGCTATATATCTCGGTGATTATTCCTGCACTTGTTAGCTCATCGGTAAATTGTCTGACCAAATTATACGGAGGTATTACCCCACCATTCCACAGGAATGCCCCGTTATTGAGAAAGATAAAGTAATACATGGCTACTATCTCAATTTCTAGGGTAGAAAAACCTGTTATTTGTGCATTGATTCGCACACTATCCTCCAACGTTCTTGTATCCACTAGGCCATTCTGCCTAATGATCCTTTTTAATATTGTGGCCATCCTTCTCCGGGTAGGGTAGAGGATATTGAATACTCCGTTTTTTGCGTATCTAGGCATATTGTAATACTCTGAAAAAGTCAACTACACAGGTCTCTCCATTCGTAGCTGACTGTACGGTAAATAAAAGATATTGATCTACGGTTCTGTTAAGGTTGTATGCATTCAATCCTACCCCTGTAAATTCACTGGCCCCTGAATTCATCCATGAAAACCCATTATTTCTACAGGTGATTGTTTTCTCACATTTGATGGCCTGCTGTACTCCTCCACCATTCAATGTAGTTATACCACTTATCAATGTAGCACCTGTCATGCTGTTGCTTGTATTAATGTACAGCCTTGTATGAACCTGCCCCGTGTTACCTGTTACCCGTATCATACGCCATTGTATCTCAAGTAAGGTATCAGTAGTCAATGTATTGGCTGGTATTCTCAAGGCCTTAGATATGGTTACTGCTGTCGATACGCTCAATGATCCTGTGGATGCAGAATGGCCTAGATACTTAGGATTGAATGATACATCACCTGAGCCTACCAATGAGTTCCCGTTAACTGTTTTAATGTTAGTGCCTGATACTAGTGTTGCCTGCTTACCATTCAAGGCAGTATTTAGATCACTCTGGCTAGATAAGGTACCTGTGATATTTCCCCAAGTTGCACCTCCTCCTGAAGCTGCATTAATTATCTGCTGTCCTGTAATGGCAGTATTAACAGGTTGCCCTGCTACTATCTGAGTGCATTCGATTAGATCGGTAGGTTGTAAATCGCCAGTATGAGGGGTAAGGTTTTCCCTCCAATCCCCCCACCAATTAGGTAAGCTCATACCTATATTACTTTATGCTTTCGATTTGTTTAAATCGGAACGGCACAATCGGTCCAGTCATTGAGTGCAAAGGTAATACTCATCTGATACCCTGCTGCATAATCTAGTAAATCATTATTCAATGGAGTAAAGGTAGGAACCCCGATAACATCCATGCTCCTGTCTAGTCCGAAAAAATAATATACATACAAATCATTAAGGATTTGATGGCAATCGCTTAGGATGGTTATGATGTTTGCTCTGTCCTTTTGAATGATATCGTAACAGAAAATATCCAGAGTAAATTCAGTAGTATTCTCGGTAGGGATAACAGCATCAGGCACGATAAATATGATAGGGTACTTTTCATCCTGGGTAGCGAAGTTAAATATTTGTTCTTTAAAATCAGTACCTACTTTCTTTACCTGTTTGTGCTGTGAATAAAAGTTCACCACATTGTTAATTACGCTCTGTAAACTTATCATAATTCTGCGTTTTTGTTTATCTTATTAATCTTATTCTGCACGTTTGTAACTTGAGTTTCAGATACGATGGCCGTAACTGTCATGCCTCCCGTTTCAGTAGCTCCTCCTCCTGCACTCATTACATTGCCTGTATTGGCTGAGCCAAATAGCTGAGCGGATTGAGGGACTACCTGTGCAACAGCATTGCCCCCTCCATTAGATCCTCCTCCACCCCCACCACTTGTGGATGGTGAGCCTCCAGATGTTAGGATCTGTTTTGCCTTAGCTATGTTTGTAGCAATTTGAATAATACCAGAAGCAAACTGAGCAATACCTGCTGTACCTGCTGTTACTGCATTCAATGGGTTTGCCTGTGATGCTGCAACAAGGGAGCTGATTGCCTTACCTGTATCAATACCAATTTGAACCAATGCCATTGCCTTGTTAAATTTCTCTAGTTTCTTCTGATCATTAACTAGGCCTTTTGCAATATCGGTGATGCCATCAGCTATATCACCTGCTAATGTTAGCTTAGCATCTCTTTCCTTTTGAGCATTCTCTATCCTTTCAAGTTCTGCCTTATTAGTAATATCATTTATCTTAGCCTCGTGGTCTTTCTTTAATTTTTCAAGTAGCTCATAATTACCCTTTGCCAGTTCCTGGTCCTGTAGATACTTAGCCTCCACCTCAGCAATGGCTCTGGTTTTTTCATCTGCCAAAGATAGGGCTAGATCACTTTGAGCCTTGAGCCTATCATCATTTCGTTTCTTAGTTTCTTCAGCATCCATCTGATCATAGATAGCTATGATCTGCCTACGTTGCTCTTCAGTTAGGGTAGTATCTTTGATGGCCTCAGTTCTTAGCTTATCATACTTTTGCTTCTGCATTATGGCCTCTTTCTCCGCACCTTCAGCCATTGCCTCAATGGTTAGGTCATTGATGCGTACCTGGTTGGATGCAAACTGCTCGGCAGCCTTTTGATCAATAGCTAGAAGCTCGTTGTTTTTTAAGGTCTCAGCATCGGTCAATACCTGAAGCTCCTCTTTTGTTAACTTACTCATAGCATCTAGCCTCAGCTGTGCTAATTTTTTCTCATAGTTCTGTATGCTCCCGCCCTTAGTGATGTACTCATTATCAATGGCCGCCTTTTCCTCCTTCATTTTTTCAATCAAGAAGTTTTGTTTGTAATCCTCAAAAGCCTGTTCTCGTACCATCTTCTCCTTATCAGTACCTTCAGCAATTAATGCCGTTCTATTCTTGACAGCTTCAGCCTCTAGCTTTAGTTGTTCAATATATTGAGTTTGGATATCAGTTACTTGTTGCTTTCGTTGAGCCTTAGCATCTGAGGCCGCCTTCTTATTGTTATCGGCTATCTTCTTATTATTATCGGCTGCCTTCTTAGCATTATCCTCATTGATCTTTTGCTGTGCTTTGCTAGCTTCTGCTTGCCTCTTATTCTCTTCTATCTGTAATATCTTCAGCTCGTTTTGTCCATCCTTTATCTGGTCATTGAGTTGCTCATTGGCTTGAGTTTGCTTTTCAAGCTGCTCGTTAATCTTTCTCAATTGGTCCGCCTGTGCCTGGGTACCTGTGGCCACAGATCCATTAACATCCATCTGAGAAAGTAGTAATAATCTCTTAGCATCAATCTGCTTAAAAATTATCTTATTCTCTTCAATCATTCTCTTCTTGTAGGCAATGGATGCTAGGATCCTTTGCTTCTCAAGCTCAAAGGTATTTTTACCCTCTGCTTTGGCGAGCTCAATATCTCTCTTGAATTGATTATCTCGTAAACTAAAAGCATTCGTTATGGCCGCTTTCTTTCGCTCCTCTGCCTCAATCTGCCTGTCGATGTTAGCTATCTGTGCCTCGGTCTGTGCCTTTTGTTTTGCAGCCTGCTCCTCACCTGCCTTATCCGTTATTCCTAGTGCATCTGTTAAGGCATAGAAGCCATCAACGAGAAATCCTACAGATGCCTTAATACCATCGAGTATAGGTTGCAATAATCCTAGCTTATTCATGAAGTAACCAATGGCTACCACAATAGCAGTAATGACTGATACTAATAAAAAGATAGGGTTGGCTAGTATGGTAGCACCTAACTTTACAAAGGCTCCACCCATTGTACCAATTAAGCCAATGAAACTTTTGAAGCTCTTGCCTAGTTCAGCAGGATTAATCTTTCCTATCACCTGGCTGAATACCTTTGCCTTTTGATTTGCCTCTTCAAAGTCAAGGCTCATAAGGCTATCCTTAATACCTCCTAAGCTATTAGATACCTGCTCAAACTTACTTCCCGATGCAAACACATTGGCCGCATCATTGGCATCACTTATCTTATCCTTTAGCTCCCCTGCTCTGGCAGAGAGCTCGGCCATCTGTTCTGGATCAGTAGCCTCGGCAATAGCTCCCTTTAATTCTCGAAGCTCTGCCCTCATGGCACCAATGCCCTGTATAACTATAGGTATCTCAACTTGATTCATTATGGATAGTATTTTAATTCAATTGTTGTATATGCTAGGTAGTTATCACTGAAACCTACCCCTATCTGAGAAGTATCTACATAGATGCTGTTATTGGCCGCCACATATATGGCACTATATATACCATCAAAATAGCTAGATCCTATCATTACCGTGATGCGGTCCTGTGGGATAGCACCTAAATCCCATGCATCTAATGTGGCCTGGTATTGACCTACCGCCAAATAATTCCAGGTAATTTGACCAAAGGTATTGACTAGCTCAGTAGCTACTGGAGGAGTAGCTCCAGCCTGAAACAATACAGCAGTATATGCATAGCACGCTGGCAATACTGGTAAGCCATTGTACCTGTTGTAAACTACTAGGTTATCGGTATAGATACCATCCTCAGATATTAACTTGTTATCTGTTACCACTACGGTCTTGAGGCCCTCATTAACTACGTTACCCTTCCCCGTTATTACTCCACTAGAATTGCCAGGTATTACGTTTGCATTCGAGCTCCTATGGTTAAAGATAGTATTACTAGCTACATGAGCTATTGCCCCATTATTACCGTTGCCAATTGGAGGAGCTTCTCCAGGTATTGCTGTGCTTCCAGGTAATACGCTCATGAGATCAATCTCACTATCCACGCTGATGAGCTCGACCTGTGTAAGCTTGTTAGCATTGGCATCGTAGTCAATTACCTTATTGATATTCCACCATGAGTTATCTATCCTTATCTTATCATTCAGCTCTAGGCTCTGGATATCTGGCTCTTTGAGATCAAAGAAAGCCGTTAACATTTTACCGTTATTGATCTGGCCCATTGTACGCCTCCAGTATTTGTTGTACAGATTGTTATCTGTTAAGGTCAAAGGCTGGTAATAATAAAAGGAACAGATTGCAAAATTAAGGTCCCATGATGGGCTTAATGGATCATTGAAATGACCTACATACGGGTAGCTCGTTAAGTTAGTTGCACCCACATTCCCGTAATCATAGATATTAAATGCAGCACAATTGGTGAGGCCTACCTCAGCCGTTGAGTCGTAAAGGATACGGATGTTAGTATCAGGCTGTGATCCCATGATCTGAGGTACATACGCCCCAAAGGTAGTATCTATCACAGGGGTAGGGCTGAATAATACGGCCTTAGTTGTTACATCCTTTACATACTCATTATCAAAAATCACCTCAGCCTGTCCATAGATTTGATTAGTAGCATTGGTGTATATTACATTAGGATCATCCTTATCAGGTGCGTAGGTGAGTATTACCTTTTTGCTTGTAAGCTCTGGTAGAAATGACAGGCTTTGCTCCTGATCCTTGGCTAACTTGTAGGTCCAGTCGACCTGCTTCCCACTATCATAGTAGTCATCTCTATGCACTAGGTTCAGCATATTAGGCTGGCTCTTGTCCACCTCAGCGTAAAGGTTGAACATATTAAAGATGGCCTTAACGTAATCGGATTGCTTTATCTTTTTGGGTACATAATCATTAACATCTAAGGTGCCACCAACAGCTACAATGTTACTGCTAGGGGTAATGGTTATTTTAGCAGATGATATATTTAAAGCTACCTGAATGCTAGGAGTATAGAATGCATTGATGGATGTTTGTGCAGCCTGCATCTGCATCTGGATGTTAGTGAATTGATTGAGGATATTAGGATCACTAACCTGCTGAGTAAATGATATGGTATCAGTTACAATTGTGGTAGTACCTACAGGTATTGATGTTGGCGATTGATAACTTGGACCCTGTACTATAAAGTTGTTATATGTATTACGATACCTTACTGTAAATAATGGAGCTGGCGATGAAGTTGCAACGACTCCGCTAGTATTAATAATATCAATAGTAAAGCTGACTATAACATTAAATTCATAGTATTGGCTATTGGCTGAGTTAATATTGAATGGTGTAGTATATGTACCTGTAACAGGATCAAAGATACCTTGAGGATCTTCCAGCTCTGTTAATCCTGTGAATGTATAAAATGGTCCTTGGGGTGCTACAGATATTGCTGAGGTAACTGTACTTGGTGTAGTTTTCTCAGCCCTTACTACATAATCAGCGAAATCAAAGTTATCGCTTCCACCATTGTAAGGTATGATTAGTTTATCAAATTTTGTGGCACTTAATGTGGGCCAGTTGTACTGATATCCTGCATCTGCGAATATACGATCCATGTAAACCTTAGCAAAGATGGCTGGCTTAAATTCATTAATCATATAGTCAGCATCTCCTGACATTGGCAGGAAATACTTGAAACCATCCGTAACCGTATTGCCAAATCGCATCTGGATATTGTTGGCATCGAATGTATGGTTGAGATCACTGAAGTCGATATCTGTTAGCTCCTTATTATTTATGGCCGTAAAGAAATCACCTTTACTATCCCTTACCAATACCTCATACTCAACGTGCTCCTCATAGCCATCTGTTAGCTGTACCTTTTTTACTGAGGTAAGTTGAAGCACAGCATCCTCCATAATAGGGATACCATCCTGAATAACTGAGCAGGTTGTAAGGGTATTGATATTGAAGGTTCCTGCCTCAATGTTTACATCATAGTAATGGTTCAGCAGGTCATTGTTATTCTTGCTCCCCACCAATGTAATGGTCTTAGAGAAGTTACCCTTTCGCTGTGAGATATCCCTGATATCACCTACCTGAAAATTCAAAGGAAAAGCTGTGCCCTCCTTTACATCCAGGTTCCCTGTTGCTAGTTGTATCTTAACCATTGACTAGGTCATTATTGGCATACTTAATTGTAATGCTTTGCCTGATTAAATTCTTATTTCTTTTCTTGAATAGCTCATACGATGAGGTGAGGATATTACAGCTAATGTACTCCGTGCTCTGTGGTTGCTCGCAGTCCTCATCATCATAGATTGCTTTTTTGATGTAGGTCTCAGGGGAACTGATAAGCTCAGAGAAATACTGGGCCATCTCCTCTGTCATCCAGTTAGTATTTAAATCAATGGTAGTATCAGTACTTATGTAGCTGTTCACATAGCCTTTATCCTGAGTATTGTAGGTCCAGTATTGACTAGATATATAGCCTTGCACATCCCTGTTAAATTGCTCCCGTGTTACGTTACCTTTCTCATAGTATCTACCCGTGAATGCAAAGCTACCCCATGAGCCCATACGGTCTAGGAATAGGATGTGGTACTCAATATCTCTGACCCTCCTATCTAGATAGATCCTATACTTTTGGGAGGTCTGAGCTCCTAGATGCTCATAGTAGAAATCATACCACTCAGTGCCTGGTTTAATCAATGGAGCTGAGCCTGCCACTACGTTGGTGGCTCCGTGGTTGTTAGGACCAACAGAGATACCTACAACGTGATCAGTAGCCGCCACATCCTTATCTAGGATATCCCCTAGGTTGTTTTCAAATACCATTCGATGGCTACCAGCAGGTGAGTTGTTAACGGCATCCATCCACAGGTCCTGCGCTAGGGTAGCATGGTACCCATCCGTTGGCAATGTGGTTAGTAGCTTATCGGTTGCGTTATTGAGTAGGTAGTCCTGGTAATCATAGGTAGGCCACTCTACCCATCGGATGGCACCATTGAATACATAGTTATTCTTATCCTGCCTCAACGCTCGGTTAATGGTTCGCCTACCATCGGCATAGGTTATATCTCCATTAATAGTTGCATTGGTTACCAATGACCATGGGCTATTAACTACCAGGTAACCAGGTCCCACTGCGATAACTGTTTGCAATCCTTCTAGGTTAGGATTGGCACCACCTCCACCTACTTGAGCTATATTAATCTGATCACCTACCACAAAGCTATTGGCTACATTTATC